TGGTAATGAGGGCGCGGTTGAACAGTCCATCGAGGACTTTCTTACGTGCGCCGCCTTTGATGTTGTCCGGGAACCAGTCGAGCTTGCCATCGCTGTGGTGGATGGCGTGGGCAAGGACGGCGTGCTGGCTGGCGGTGAGTTGGGTGGTGGCCATTTGGTGCTCCTTCGAGGTGGTTGATGGTGATGTGATGAACGCGCTGTTTGGAGCTGAAGCCAAGCGTTTCGTGCTTGGCTTCGCTGTCTTTCGATCAGCTGTTGGCAATCTCTGACTCCGTGGCCTTTGGCAACGATGCGCCGACTTCGGCACCCGCTTTGAACGCGGCTTCGAGAGCGTCGCGGATGCACCAGACCGCCGTGTCGTGGAAGTCGAGGCTGTCCGACTTGCGCGTTTCCAGGGTTTCGATGCCGAGGTGCTTCTGCGCAATCAGGGTGAGGATGGTTTCGATCTGGCTCATTTCCGTGTCCTTTGAAAAAGTTGATGACGAACGTATGAACGCGCTGTTCCAGATGGAAGCCAAGCTAAATCCATGTAAATGACGAACAAATGATTGAAGAGGCCGATGGGAATTTCGATACGCGCTTACGCCCGTCACCGTGGGGTCACCGACACCGCCGTGCACAAGGCGATTCGTGCCGGTCGGGTGACGCCCGAAGCGGACGGCACCATCGACATCGACCGTGCCGACCGCGAGTGGGCACGCAACACGGACACCCAAAAAAAGGGAACGCAACAGCGCGCAGAGAGCGTCGCGGTGCGGGAGAACGCCGGGGAGCAGACCGCTGCGCTGCCATCGGGCGGCACGTCGCTGCTTCAGGCGCGCACCGTCAACGAGGTGGTCAAGGCGCAGACGAACAAGGTGCGTTTGGCCCGCCTCAAGGGCGAACTGGTAGACCGACCGCAGGCTATCGCACACGTTTTCAAGCTGGCGCGTTCTGAGCGCGATGCGTGGCTCAACTGGCCAGCGCGCATTTCGGCACAGATGGCGGCCAAGCTCGGCATAGATCCGCACGCGATGCACGTGGCCCTGGAGGCCGCCGTGCGCGAGCACCTGCAGGAGCTGGGCGAACTGCGTCCGAGGGTGGATTGATGGAAATGGACTACGAAGGGGCCGCCGAGATCGAGCGCGCGTGGCGCGAAGGACTGACGCCCGATCCGCTGCTGACCGTATCGGAGTGGTCGGATCGGCACCGGATGCTCTCAAGCAAGGCATCCGCCGAGCCGGGACGCTGGCGCACCAGTCGCACGCCATACCTGAAAGCGATCATGGACTGTCTGTCGCCGACCTCGCCGGTCGAGCGCGTGGCGTTCATGAAAGCTGCCCAGCTCGGCGCGACCGAGATGGGATCGAACTGGATTGGCTACGTGATCCACCACGCGCCCGGGCCAATGATGGCCGTGTGGCCAACCGTGGATATGGCCAAGCGCAATTCCAAGCAGCGAATCGACCCGCTGATCGAGGAGTCGGCGGCGCTGTCCGAACTGATCGCTCCGGCGCGCTCGCGCGACTCGGGCAACACCATCCTGGCCAAAGAGTTTCGGGGTGGCGTGCTGGTGATGACCGGTGCCAACAGCGCGGTGGGCCTGCGTTCGATGCCGGTGCGGTACCTGTTCCTGGACGAGGTGGATGGTTATCCGATTGACGTCGAGGGTGAAGGCGATGCGATCTCGCTGGCCGAAGCCCGGACGCGCACGTTTGCGCGTCGAAAGATTTTCATTGTGTCGACCCCGACGATCTCGGGGGCGTCGGCGATTGAGAGGGAATATGAGGCATCCGACCAGCGCCGCTACTTTGTACCGTGCCCGCACTGTGCACACCGGCAATGGATGCGCTTTGAGCATTTGCGCTGGGAGAAAGGTCAGCCGGAAACGGCGGCTTACGTGTGCGAGTCCTGCGATGAGCCGATTGCCGAGCACCACAAGACGTGGATGCTGGAACACGGCGAGTGGCGTGCGATGGTTACCGACGGCGCAGGCAAGACCGCAGGCTTCCACCTCTCGTCGCTGTACAGCCCGGTCGGCTGGCGCAGTTGGCGCGATATCGCCGCCGCGTGGGAGAGCGCCGTGAGCAAGGAGTCGGGATCGGCGGCCGCCATCAAGACTTTCAAGAATACCGAGCTCGGCGAAACGTGGGTCGAGGAAGGCGAAGCGCCTGACTGGCAGCGTCTGGTTGAGCGCCGGGAGGATTACCGAATCGGCGCAGTGCCCAACGGCGGTTTGCTGCTGGTTGGTGGGGCCGACGTGCAGAAGGATCGCATCGAGGCCTCGATCTGGGCCTTCGGGCGCGGCAAAGAATCTTGGCTGGTCGAGCATCGTGTGCTGATGGGCGACACCGCCCGCGATGCAGTGTGGAAGCGGCTTGCCGAGTTGGTCGCCCAGACGTGGACGCACGAGTCGGGTGCGGCGCTGCCACTGGCGCGATTCGCGCTCGACACCGGCTTTGCCACGCAGGAGGCCTACACCTTCGTGCGGGCCTGTGGCGACCCACGGGTGATGCCGGTCAAGGGTGTCGCGCGTGGCGCAGCGCTCATTGGCACGCCAACGGCGGTGGATATCTCGCAGGGCGGCAAGAAGCTGCGCCGGGGCATCAAGGTGTTCTCGGTGGCAGTAGGCATCGCCAAGCTGGAGTTTTACAACAACCTCCGTAAGGCCGCCGACGTGCTTGAGGATGGTGTGACCACCACATTTCCTGCCGGATTCGTTCATCTGCCGAAGATCGATGCCGAATTCATCCAGCAACTGTGCGCCGAGCAACTGATCACCCGCCGCGACCGCAATGGCTTTGCCATCCGGGAGTGGCAAAAAATGCGCGAGCGCAATGAAGCGCTCGACTGTTATGTGTACGCGAGGGCCGCCGCATCGGCTGCGGGCCTCGACCGTTTCGAGGAGCGCCATTGGCGCGAACTGGAACGACAACTCGGGATCGCGGCACCACCCGATTCCGATCTCATCCCGAACAACGACGAGGCCACCCAACGCGGTGGCCTCGCTGTTTCCGGGTCTCGTCAATCAGGTCGGCGCGTCATCAAAAGTCGCTGGCTGTCCTGACATTTAAGGAGCATTTCATGAGTCTTTCCACCCGTATCGAGAGCCTGGTCATCCGGGTTGCCCAAGAATTCAACGACGTCCGCGCCAAGGCAGGCAACCTGGCCAGCCTCACCACCACCGACAAGTCGAATCTGGTGGCGGCCATCAACGAACTCAAGGCGGCCGTGGTGTCGTCGGTGGTCATCGACGATGCTCAGGTAACGACCACCAGCACCTACTCGTCGAACAAGATCGTCACGCTGCTCGATGCCCTCAAGACCGAAATTCTCGGTGGAGCTGATGCGGCCTACGACACCCTGGTGGAAATCCAGCAGCTGCTACAGAACGGCACCACTGGTCTGGATGCCTTGCTTGCCGCCGTCAACAACCGCGTGCGCTTCGATGCTGCGCAGTCGCTGACCGTCGCCGAACAACTTCAGGCGCGAACCAACATTGGTGCGGTCGCGGCCAGTGATGTCGGCAACACCGACACCGACTTTGTCGCTGTCTTTGTGGGTGCTCTGGTCTGATGAGCCTTGCATCGCGCATCACCGCGCTGGCTAGTCGTGTCGGGCTCGAGGTCAAGACCAAGATCGACGCCACCCACCCCGGCTTGGCCCGGGCGTGGGTGTGCTTCGGCTATGTCGGCGCACAGATCGTCGTGCGCGCCTCGCACAACGTGGCCAGCGTGACCCGGACGGCAGCCGGTCGGTACCGCGTGACCTTTGCTGCGCCGATGCCGGATGCGAATTACTGCTGGACTGCCTTGGCGCGCAGTAGCACCAACAGCGGCACGCAGCGGATTGCCATCGTGCGCTCCACCACCGACCAGAAGACCGCGCAGTACGTCGATATCAGTTGCGCGACTACTGCCGCATCGTTCGACGATTCAACCGAAATCAACCTCACGGTGCACCGCTGATGGCCTACACACAAGCACACCTCGATGCGCTCGAAGCCGCTTTGGCAAAGGGAGAAAAGCGCGTGACCTTCGGCGACAAGACGGTCGAGTACCGCACTGTCGATGAGCTCAAAGCAGCCATTGACGTGGTCAAGCGCGACATCTTCGAGCAAGCGGTCGCCACCGGCTTGTGGCCCGGTGCGCCACGTCAGATCCGAGTCACAACCAGGAAGGGCTTCTGATGAGCTGGGTCACGAAAATTCGCACCCTGTTCGGCGGGGCCCCCATCCATGAGGCTGCAGGCGGTGGGCGGCGCGCAATGGCGTGGATGCCCGGCAATCCCGGCGCGGTGGCTGCGATGCTGGCGACCTCCAACGAACTGCGCGTGAAATCGCGGGATCTGGTGCGCCGCAATGCGTGGGCGAATGCTGGTATCGAAGCCTTCGTCGCCAATGCCGTCGGTACCGGCATCAAGCCGCAATCGACAGCACAGGACGAAACCTTCCGCGTTGCAGTGCAAGCGCTCTGGCGCGACTGGACAGAGGAAGCGGACGCCACCGGCCAAACGGATTTTTACGGCTTGCAAGCGCTGGCGGCTCGGGCGATGTG